CGCACTTCCAGCTCGCGCGGCAGGCCGTCGGCGTCGGGCTGCAGCAGTGGCAGCGCGGCGGCATGTACGTTCAGGCTGAAACCCCACGTCCACGATCCACGATCGAGCCGCATGCTGAAGCCGTCGACCAGCGCCGGCAGCGGCTGCCCGGTGTCGGCGCGCACCACTTCGAGGCTGGTCAGCATGATGTAGCTCCTGCGCCGCCGCACCGTGATGGTGGCTGCCGGTTGATCGCCACCACCGCCGCCATGGCGACACCAGAACGCGAGCACGCCGAGTGCAGACGTGTCGATGCCGAATTGCAGCTTGCCCAGGTCGGCGGGGTCGTAGCACAGGTGCCGCGGCTGCGGCGGGATGACGTGCCAGCTTCGGCCAGGCGGGGGCTTGCGGGCGTCCTGCCAGCGCGTGCGAGTCCCTGACCGCACGGGCGTGCCGTCGCAGACGACCTCAAGGCGCTGATGACGAACGCCCCGGCCTTCCTGCCAGCGCGCGGCCCTGACGTGCCGCAGTCGCTCCATTTCTTGCCAGCGGTGCAAAGTGAGGAAACGAACCGGCGAGCCGGCCTGCCACCGCAGCGCGACGCTGGCGCGGCGCGGCGTGCTTTGCTGCCACACGCTGACGGTGCACCCACGCACGCGCAATGCGTCTTGCCACACCGCGGCCACCTGCGCGTGGACGGGCCGACTGTCCTGCCAGCGAACGGATGCGGCTTTTGGCGCATGCGTAGCGTCGCTCCAACGGCTTGCGCCACCGGCTGCGACAGCGCGCGCGTCCTGAAAGCGTGAAGCCGACGCGCGCAACACGCCGCCACCGTCTTGCCAGAAAACCCGCGCGCGGTGCGTGAAGCCGCGCGACACGCCCGAGTCCCACTTGGCCCCGATGGCACAGTCCAGCGCGCCAATGTCCGCATCGACCGCCAGCGACTGCCCGCGGCCAATCGAAAGCGTCGCGTCCAGCGTGCCGATGTCGGCGTCGATGGCAAGGTCGGCAGGTAGAGGCCCGGTGTTTGAGCCACCTTCGCCGAACGCAAGCCGGCCGCCAGGGGGTGCGCCAAATTCAAGCGAACCAAGCGACACATCATTACCCCAACAGCGCCGGCTCGGAAAGCCGCAGAATGCCACCCTGAATCAGCGCGGTGCCCCCAACAAGGCGAAACACGCCTGCTCCCTGTGTGTCGGAAACGTCACCGTAGCCGAGCACCGCGCCGTCGCCGGCAACCCACTCGCCGTAAGTCGCCGTGCCAGTGGCGACCACCAGATCGTCTACGTCGGCCTGCCGGAGTTCGATGCGCCCGAGCGCGTTGATCACGCCACAAGGCCGTTTTAACGTGCGCAGCGCCACCAGCGTGCCGCCGAACTCGGTGAACAACTTGATGGCGGGCGCCGCGCTGCCCGCGTGCGCCATGTCAAGGCTGGCCTGATTGCGCGCGGTACGATGGGCCACGGTGGGCGTCAAGGCGCTCATGGCGTGGGCACCAAGGGGCCGGCTGCAACGGGCTTGTGCGTGCCGGTGTGGTCAAGGGCGACCGTGACGTAGCGTTCGGTAACGTCAAGGTTGGAGAACGAGTAGGCGCCGGTTCCCGCAGCGCTCCATGTTTCCGCAACCAGCCCGCCATCCGACTCGCGCATGGCACGCACGCGGTAGCTCAAGGTGGGTGGTTGTCCGTTCACGGTCACCACATCGGCTACCGTTCCCATCGGCGCAAAACCGCGCCGCGCATCCTGTGGCAGCGTGACGATGCCGATAAGCTCGACCACAACGTTGGGCAAATGGGTCATCGCCACGGCCCTGTGATGTCGTAGAAAGCCGCCCCGGAGCGGCTAGCACCGCCGAACCAGAGCAACATCAGTTTGCGGCCCGCAAGCGGGCCGGTGCCGGGGATAGTGCAGCGGGCTGTAAAGGGCTTGTACGACAAAACGCTGTTGGTGTGCGGCACGGTGTACACCCCCGGCATGACGGCGCGGGGCGTGCGGTCGGATGCAGTCATCCGCAGCAGCGACCTGCCCAAGCGGAGCCGCCCGTCCACGGCGTTCGGGAATACACCCAAAGCGTAGTTGTCGGCGCCAGAAATGTTGTTGATGTCCTGTCCCTCCCCGCCGGCGGCCGTAGACTGGGCCGGGCTTGCGCCATCCAATGAGCGCTCCGCATATAGCCCGCCATAAGGCCCGCCGATGACAGTGCCTGTGGGGTTGTTGTATCCGGCAGATGCGGCGACTACCCCAAGCACCGTACACCAGGGGTCGCCACCAGTGGCTAGCGGAACGAGGGCGCCAAACGGCTTTGCATAAGAACCTGAAACGTCATCTGTGCTGCCGTTGGATTTATAGAAATGCGCCAGGGCGATGTAAAAGATTGCGCTGTCCCCGATGAGGTCGTACCGCTGCGCGGTAGTGCCCGCTGAAACCACCTTGGGCCAATAGCCGCCCCCTGCGATCTGTGCGGACGTTGGAAACGGGCCGGTGCCGGTATTAACGTCCGTCATGGTGTTGTAACCAACGACTCGGGTTTCGGTGGCCGATGAGTCATCCACCCGCAGATACCGGCGGCTCGTACTGATGTCTTGGCTGCGGTACACCGCCACGTTGGTGCCGCTGAATGCCTTCTCCCATCCGCAGGGCGCGTACTTGACGGTGATGGTGCCGGTGGCGGGGCCATCCGGCGCCGTTGTCGGGAAGGTGAGCGTCGTGCCGTTGGTCGTGGCGATGCGCTGCTCGCCGTTGAGCGAAGCCGGCGTGGCCCCTGCCACCAACACCGCGCAGTGATCCTCGAATTCGCTGCCGACCGGCATGTTGATGGTGGCGACGCCGCCCGAAACAGAAAGAGACTGCGCCGTCGCCAGGCCCCATCCATTGACGAGGAAGGTGTCCAGCAGGGTGATCGTAGAACCTGCGACACCGTTGAACACGGGCGCACCGCGCATGGATTCGTGAATGCGTTTGACGGATGTATCTGGCATGTCTTACTCGAACGGGTTGCCGGGTGGTGTGTCAACGTCGCCGCGCTGTTCCAGCATGAAGCTGTAGTCGCCGCCGCCGGGGCTGCTCGGTTGAATGCTGCGGATAACATCGACCGGAAAACTCGCGCCCACCGTGTCAACGAACACGGTGTTGCCGGCGACCCATCCATTGCCCCAGCCGGCGGCGCGCACGGTGAAGTAAGGCGCTCCGCTGGCGGGGTTGATGGGACTGAAATCTGCGTTCTTGGTGCCTGAGGCGACTTGCCCAAGGTGCTGGCCGATCAGGTCGAACGTGGTGGCGTCGGAGCGAAAGCGCAGCGCCCAGCGCTCGGTGATGCCGCCCAGGTTGTTGATTTCGATGGGGTTGGCCGTGGTGTTGTACGTGCCCACTGCCGCGTCGCCGCTCAGGCCGTCAGCCCAACTGGTGCCGTTCCACGTCTGCTGGTCGTAGACGCGGCTGACGCGCGAGAACAAGTCGCCTTGCCGCAGGGCCGAACTGACCACATCGGCCGTCGTCAGGCTGATGCCGACCGGCTGTGTCAGCCGCACGGAGCCGTCGATCCGTACCTCGGCGATGCGGCGGTAGACCTCTTGCCGCGCATAAACCTGCACTTGCGACGGCCAGCCCGTGGTGTCGTTGATCGTCACCGTGCCGGCATCCAGGTTCACCGTGTAGCCGGTTTCGACGGCGACGCCGTTTGCGCCCAGGATGCGCACCAGCGAAAGGCGCGTGGTGCCGACGTTGTAGGTCTGCCCTGCGCTCGGGGCGAACGCGGGGCCGCTGATCGACTTGGCGGCCACCAGCAGTTCGCCGGGGCGGAACACCACCACGCGGCCATCGGGCGGCAGCGCGGTCGGGTCAAGCCCGAGCAGTTCCGCGTCGATGGGCAGGTACACGAAGCTCACAATGCTGTAGCGCAGCGTTGTCGGGTCAACCGGCCAGGGGCGCCATACTTTTCCGGCCTGCACGGCGCCCACGTCGGCCGCGCTGTACCACCATTCGGCCTTTTCAGCAGCGCTCAAGCTGCTGTCAAGCACGAAGTCGCCGAACTGCATTTCGACCGAGCCGGTGGCGAACTGCACCTTGCCCGTCATGTGGTCGCCACTGATCACGCCCTGCGGGTTGACCGCGGCCGTGAGCACGTTGCCATTGGCATCGACCACGCTCAGTACGAAGCCGCCGGGGCCGGGACGCAGCGGCGCAGCGACCGTGTTGAAGAACAGCGAAGCGGTTTTCCACTGCCCCTTGCGGGTGTACAGACTTTGCAGTGTGAAGTCGGTCGGCCCGCTGCCACCAACCACCCAGTCGGTCATGCGGGCTTGCCCGGCCGCGTAGTCCAGCGTGCCGCTCGCAATGCCCGGCGACACAGCGGTGCGGCCCCGGTAGATCGTGCCCTCGAAGTCCTGGTACACCTGTCCCATCCACGCGAACTGCACGCTGCCCGGCACAATGGCATCGGCGGTGTAAGGGCAGAGGTCGATCACCACCGCTCCGGGCGTGTACGACATGGTTTTGGCACCCGGCGCACCCGCGCCGACGCGGTAGCGCGCCACCAGCGTCGCCGCCGCGTACATTTCTTCGCTGACGCTGGTGGTGCCGTAATCGCCGCCCCTGCGCGCATTGTTGCTGCTTGAACCGGAGCCATCATTGACGGTGTGGTTGAACTCCGAGGCTTTTTCGTGATCGGCTTTGTAGGCTTCGGTGCTGCGGTCAAACGCGACCACCCTGACCGATGCGTTTTTGCCCGCGTAGTTGACCGTGCCAAGGCCAGAACCCAAGTTGCCGGCGCCGTCGTCGGTGACGGTCTTGACGGTGATGATTCGGTTGTCGGAAGTGGTGCCGGTTTCCTCGGTCAGCGTGGCATTGCTGCCAGCGAGTTTGGACACCGTGAAAGGTCGATCAACATATCGGATGGCCATGTGCGTGTCCTCAGTTGGCGCTGCGCGGCCAGTTGACGCCGGCGCCGCCGGTCGCGGACGGCTCGTAATACTCAGGCACCGAGCGGATGCTGTAGGTCACGTCGGTGTTCTTGCTGGCGTTGGTGGTAGTGAGCCTCCCGCCGCTGGTGTTGCTGACGCTGCGCGCCACGGCCCACTGCAATTGCAAGGTGCCGGCCGCAGGTTGCTGTGCAAACGACACGGTGATGTAGCCCGCCGCATCCGGCGACGTGGGCGGCAGCAGTTCGGTGACGAGGGCGTCGAGGTTGTACTGAATAGCGAATTGCGCGCCCGGATCAGGCATGTACTTCGGCCGCACCAACACGCTGCGGCTCGGGTAGTCGATCACACCTGTAGCGGCACCCTGCAACTGCCCGCTGCTGTTGTCGGTCACGGTGCGCAGCGTGCCGCCGCTGGTGTAGCTCAGGTTGAACGAACCTGGAACCACCCGCTCGGTGCCGGTGCCGTCACTGGCCGCGCCTTCCAACATGAAGGCGAACTCAGGCGCTCGCACCTGCGCGCCCTGCGTGCGTCGATCCGTGAAGGCAGCGGTTTCGCCCCAACAGATGGTGACGATAGTGCCGATGTCGGGCGGCGCCTTGAGCGTGACGGGCACGACGCCAGTCAGGTAGCTCATCAGGCCCGAACCCGCGCCAGTCAACTGGCCCGCGCCGTCGTCACTGACCGTGTAGCGCTGGCCCATCGACCAGTATTGAATTTCGACGGTGCCCGGTGCCGGCAGGGGCCGCAACTGGAATACGTAAGCCAGGCCCACGTTCTCCACACCAATCTTGACGCGCTGCGTGTGCGGCGTCACGCCCACTTCAACGCGGCGCGGTGTCTCGGCCAACAATACGGTGCGCTGTGACGCGGGGCGCTGATCTGTACTCAGTGCCTCGGTGCGGCTGTTGGGCACCAGGCGCGAATGGATGGTGGATAGCTTTAGTTCGCTGTCGGTGGCCGCCGCGGCGGCTGTCAGGCGGGCGGCACCATAGAACATGCCGCTGTCGGTGTACACCGTTTCGCGCAACGCGGTCTTGGTGGTGTCGCGGCCGAACAAGCGGCTGGCCGGTGAGCCGGGGAAGCTGTACCGCAGAGGCTCGAACAATTCCACGGTGCAAATCTGCGCCATGAAGTCAAGCAGCGCCCCGTTGACCAGCGAGGAAATCAGGCGCTGCTCTGTCTCGACTTTTTTCACACGCACGCGCTGCCTGCGCTCGCCCGCTTGGCCTTCAAGGTAGACCAGCACGTACACCATGCCCACGCCGGGCGGCTGCGCACCGGGCCGTTGGAACAACTGCATACTGCGCTGCCCGACGCCGTGGTTTTCGAGCAAGTAGCCGGCAAATTCGACCGACGCGCTCATGCTGGATTCGATGCGCTCTACGATGTCCTTGCGCGTGGCGAATGGACTTTTGGTGCTGAGCAGCGTGATGTCCACGTTGGGGTCGTTGGGCAGATCGGCCACGATCACGTTGGCCCCCAACAGAGCGGCCGTGTCCGTGTTGCGCAGCACCGTGTGCACCTGCTTGATCTCGACCCGGCCGGTGGCGCGGTCTTCCTCGCGCACGTCGGGAAAGATGGTGTTGCTGGCGCCGTCGGGGATCAGCTGCGCGGACGGCGGGCCGCCGCCCTCAGGCACGTCGGCCATGTTGGCGGCGCGCGCAAAGCGGATGTCGGCTTGTTGCAGGGGCATGGGTCAGACCTCGATGAAGCGGAACGTGGGGCGCATGGGCATGTCGGGCGTTTGCTCGCCATCGGCCAGGTCCCACAGTGGGCGCGCCTGCACGGCCGCGCCTTGGGTGTGATCGAACAGCACGTCGTAGTCGGCGCCACGGATGTGCAGCGTGAACTGGGCAGCAGGCAGCGCAGCCAGCGTTTTGATCGCTTCCACTTCGGCCAGCGTCATCCACGCCTCGCTCTGCTCGCCCTCGAGCGTGATGGGGCGACCCGCCTGGCGCGCGCGCGCCCACACGATCAGGTCGCCGCGCGTGCCCGTGGCCGTCTCCATGGCCACCGGGTGCCAGGCATGCTCGTCGGTCCACACCAGGCGGTCGCTGAGCGCCAGCGTGGTGCCGTTGCGGGTCAGGGTGACGGCCATCAGGCAGACCTCAGCTTGTCGGCGGCGAGATTGCGCAGCACGGTTTCAAGGGTGCGCGCACCGGCCGCGTCGGTGCCCACGCGATAGGCCACGCCGCCCAGGTTGATGTTGACCGTGGTTTGTCCGGTGCGGACACCGCCGCTGCTGGGCGTGGTGGTCGCAGCGCTGCCCGCAGGCGCCGGGGCCGCGCCGCCACCCATGGCGCCGCTTTTGCCTTCGCGGATGAGCTTTTCGGCGGCCCGGCGCGCGGCTTCGGTGACGTCGACCGACTCCTTGCCCACCATCGAGTTCTCGTTCTCCAGCTGGGCCGAGTATTTGCCGTTCGGGTAGGCCTTGTCGGCAATGCCGCGTGCCTGTTCGTCGGTCAGGCCCATTTGCTTGACCTGGTTGTAGATCGACAGCCAGCTGTGCTTCGTCTGGCCGATGGCGTTGCCCTTGGCGTCGCTGGCCCAGCCGTCCTTGTTGCGGTAGCCATCGGCGCCCACGCGCTCGACGCCTTCGCCCAGCGTCTCTTTGTACCGGCGCGCCGACGATGCGGCGCCGTCGGCCGCTTCGGCCACTTCGTTCCAGCCGTCGCGCGCCTTGTCGGTGGCACCCTTGCTCTTGTCGCCGGCCGCGCCCGCCTCGTTGCCGAAGTTGCGCATGTTGCTGATGGCCATCTCGGTCGACCGAGCGGAGTCGCGGATCGCCGCCGATTCCCTGATCTTGGCTTCGGCCACCTTGATGCTGGCCTCGAGCTCGGCGCGCTTGACCGTCGTGAGCTGGTCCTTGGCCTGCAGCTCTTCCATCGTGGCGCGCGCGACGGCAATGGACCCTTCGGCTTCGGCGCGCTGCGCGTCGGCCTTGGCCAAGGTGATCTTGATTTCGATCTGTAGTTGCTCAATCTTGAAATGGCGCGCGGCCTCTTCGTTACCCATCAACCGAGCCACTTGTTCGCTGGTCGCGGCCATCTGCTTCTGGCCTTCGAGCAACACAAGCGTCGATTCGGCCTGCGCCTTGGCGGCGATGGCATCGGCGCGCTTGGCGTTGGTGGAGTCGGCCAGCGCATCGTTGAGGCGCGATTGCGCGAGGGTGAGCTGCTCCTTCGCCTGCTCGACGTCCGCTGTCGTTTTCTTGTCCTGCATTTGCAGGCGCTCGTATTCCCGCAACGCCGACTGCGCGGCTTTGAGTTCTTGCGTGAACACAGCGACCCGGTCGGAGTGATCCCGCTTGGCCTCCGCAGCCGCGCGCGAGGCGACCGATTCTGCGCGTGCGGCACGGGCCGACTGCTCCGCTGCAACGGATTCTTCCTTCAGCTTGGCGACCTTGTCGGTCAGCGTCTTGATATCTTCGGCGCGCGCCTTTTGCTCCGCCGCGTTGCCTTCGATCAAGTTCTTCTTGGCAGTGAGCTCGGCCTGGGTGATCTCAAGTGCTCTGGCTCGCGCTGTGGCCACCGCCTGGAGCGCCTCGGCGTTGGCCCGGTCGGCAGCGGCCTCGGCATCAGCGATTTCCAGCGTATTGCCACGCACGCGCGCCAACTCAAGCACGGCCGCGCCCTCGGATTTGATGGCGTCGGCACGTTTTTCCGAATTGGCCACCTCCTTGTGGGCGTCTTCTGCCGCCTTGGCCAAGATCGTGCCGGTGGCCGTCCACGTGGCGGCCAGGTTGGCTGCCGCTTGCGAGGTCGACTCCGCTGCACCCTTGGCGCGGCCCAGCCCGTTGGCCGCGCCGTCGGCTCCCGTCGCCACAGCAACAAAGGCATCCTGCGTCGCGCGCACACGTTCGCCGGCGCCTTCGAAGCTGGGACCGAGATCGCTGCTAATGTCGCGCAGCGCCGCCGCTTTCTGCTCCCACGTCAAGCCGCGATCCGTCAGGATACCAATGGCGGCAGCTGCAGCACCCACGCTGCGCCCCAGGCCGAACAGCACTTCAGCGAAGGCCTGCAGCGGCACCAGCACCAGGCCCAGCAGACCCGCCAGCACGCGGATGGCGCCGATCAGCACCGTCATGCCGCCGCCGTCGCCCGCAGCGACGAAGACCTGGTTGATGGCGTTCTTCAGGCGTTCCCAGCCGGCCGATGCGGTCTGGTTTTCGCCGGCCATGCTCTTGAGCGATTGAGCCAGCGCGGGGAACAGGTCGCGGGCGGCCAGGCCGCCGCTTTCGACCAGCTTGATCAGCTCGGCCTCGGTCAGGCCCAGCCCCTTCGCCGCCAGCGACAGCGCGCCCGGCAGCGACTCGCCGAGCTGCCCGCGCAGCTCCTCCATGGAGACGGTGCCCTTGCTGGCCATCTGGCCCAGCGCCAGCAGCGCGCGGCCGTTGGCTTCGCTGCTCAGGCCCAGCGCAGCGCCTGCCCGCGTGACCGACGCGAACAGGTCGTTCTGGACCTGCAGCGGAATGTTGGCGGCTGTGGCCGCTGCGGTAAAGCTGGTGTAGTGGCCCGACAGGCCGGCAAAGCCGATACCAGCCTCGTTGGACAGCTTGCGCAGCATGTCGATCTGCTGCTGCGCGAGCGCGCCGTCCTTGTAGATGACGGTCAGCGCACGGCGCGTGGCCTCGATCTGGTTGTTGGCTTCGATGAAGCTGCGCGCAATGTCTGCACCGCGGCTGATGATGCTGCCCACCGCATTGCCCAGCGCGGTGCCCAGCGCCACGGTGGCCGGCGTGAAGCCGCTGAAAATGTCCTTGACCCGCTGCCATGCGCTGCCGACGCGGCCAGCGGCGCTGGCCTGCTGCTGCGCCGCGCCGCCGACCTGCGCGGTCGCCTGCTGCGCTGCCTGGCTGACATCGTTCTGCTTGCCGGCCACGCCGGCCAGCGCACTGCTCACTTCGCCCAGGCCCTGCTTGGCCTGCGCGTTGTTCGCGGTGATCTTGAGCTCGATGTTCTTGTCTGCCATGGCCGTGACCGATCAATCCGCGCAGGCTCGCGCCCGCCTTCGGCGTTCCCCTTGAATAAATGAATGCGGCGCTGTCAGACCGGCGCGCCGCGCGCCCGTCAGACCATCGTGGTGCGGTAGTAGCGGCTGATGCCGGCGCCGACCTTGGTGCTGTCCTGCATGATCGACAGGTTGACGTCGAGCGCGCCGAACTTGCTGTTGATCAGGCTGAGCTGCTTGGTCACACCCTGGCTCAGGCGCCAGATGTCGACCACCACCGGGTTGCCGCCGTCGGCTTCGTTCAGGCCGCCGAAGGTCAGCGCCAGTTCGGGCGCCTTGGTGGTCAGCGCTTCGATCACGGCCTGGTCGCCGTAGCTGTAGTCGATGGTCAGCGGGTCGCCATCGGTCACGCCGCTGGCGGTGGGCAGCAGGTAGATGCCCTCGGGGCGCACCTCGTATTCGGTGGCAGCGATGACCACGGAAGCCTTCTTCACGATGACCGCGGTCGGCAGGATGTGCGCCAGGCGAATGAGGCCGCCGCGCGTGGCGCTGGCGGTTTCGCCCGTGACGGTGCCGCTGTTGACCGGCGTGGTGGTGCCCAGCACGGCGCGCGCGAGGTTGACGATGTTCACGTCGGCCAGCTTCATGCTGCCGCTGATTTCGGTCACGCGGCGCACTTCGGCGTGCGTGCCGCCGCCCAGCTGGGTCATGTCGTCCTGGCGCTGCACGTCTTCCTTGTGGTCGATCTGCAGCTCAAGCACGTTGCCGATCGGCATGAAGCCGACGGCGCTGCCGTAGGGCTTGGCGTACACCTGGCCGACGTTGAGGGACGGCTTGTAGACTTTCTTGATCAGATCGGCTGCGGGCATGGGTGGCTCCTAAAAAATGGACTCAGTGCTTGTGGAAAACCGTTTCGACCTCGAAGGCGGTCGGCATGTACAGAAACCCGGCGCTGAACAGCGGCGGTGGCGCGTCGGCTGGCTCCAGCGTGGTGGTGGCGCCCGGCAGCGCGGCGCCAAACAGCGCATTGACCATGCGCTCGACCAATGGCCCGGCATCGGCCCGCGCGGCCTGGCCGCTTTGGGTGCCGGCGGCGTTGCGCACGGCGGCCACGGCATACCAGGTGTGGCGCAGGCGCATGCGTGTGCCCACCACCTCCATGACGCGCGTGCGGCCATAGACGATGTGCACGGCGGGCGTGTGCTGCGCCGACTCTTTTACGGCGGCCAGGTCGGCGCGTGTCAGCACATGCACGGCCGGCGTCATGCCGAACACCGCGCGCTGCAGCAGCGCGACCATGTGCGGCTCCAGCGCCAGCCAGTTGTTGGCCAGCTCGACGGGCATGGTGGCCACGCTCATCGGTAGCCTCCGTCCACGTCGGCGCCGATCTGGCGCGCACCGAAGCTGTGCCAGGTCTCGCCGGATGCCGGGCCTTGGTCGGCTGGCGCGCCGGCTTCGCCGCCCCACGGGCACACCAGGCGGGCCTTGCCGTCGGCAATGGCCTGCAGCTCGGCGGTGGCCTGCTTGAACCGGCGGTAGACCTCGCTCTCGGGCGCCAGGTCGTCGTACAGGTAATAGCGCGCCACGTCGCACACGATGCGCGTGAGCTGGGGCGGTGGCACGTATTCCACAGCGCCCACACCGACCGGCTTGGCACAGCCGGCCAGCGGCAGCGCATACACACGGCCCAGGTGGCCATCGGCCAGGGCGTGCGCATCGCCCAACTTGAGCTGGATGCGCGCGGCCTTGACCTCGGCCAGATCGCCCCCATCGGTGAGCTGGATCATCTCCGGCTCGCCAAAGCGGTCGATCATGTCCTGGACGGTGGCGTACTGCACGGGCTACCTTGTGGCTGGCGTCAGGACGGCGATCAGGCGTGGCGGTGCGGCAGGATTTGCACTTCGACCAGCTGGCCGGCGGCCGTGGCCACGCCCAGCGCGCGGCCGCAGTGGTCGGCCAGCGCGCCGACGGCGGCCTTGCCCGAACCATCGGCGGCGGGCTTGACGTAGTCGCCCAGCGCAATCGCTGCGCTGGCTTCGACCAGGTAAGAGAAGTCGGTCACCACGCTCACGGCGTCGCCGATGGCGGCGTTTTCCTCGGCCACGCCCAGCGCGTCCTTCAGGCCCGTGGCGGGCAGCGTGGGCGTGAGCGTGCCGTCGTAGCTGACGAAGCGGTGCTTGGTGATGGCGGCCGTCGCCGTCACGGTGATGGCGTGGCGCTTGTCGAACTGGCGGCCGGTGTTGTTCTGCGAAGGCATCGTGGGCTCCTAGCGTTTCAGTGATGGGGGGCTTTCACCCAAAAGGCCCGCCGGCTGCAGGCAGCGGGCGGGCGAATGGCGCGCCTGGCGACGCGCCGGAGTCAGAGGGTGATTACTTCTTTCGGGCCGCCGGCGCGGGCGCGGGCTCGGCGGGTGCTGGCGCTTCAGCCGGGGCGTCGGCCGGCGCTGCGGCGGCTTCGTCGCCGGTGGTGCGGGCGGCCTTGCTGGCGATCAGCTCGTCGCGCTGGGCGGGAGAGAGTTCGTCGGGCAGCGGCTGGCCTGGCTGGATGATGACGCGCTGGTCGCCCAGCATGACGGCGGTGGCAATGAGGGCGATGGCGGAATGTTTCTTGGTCATGTCGGTGTCCTGGTGTGGTGAAGGCCCGGCGGCGCGGTGGCCGCCGGGGGTTCTCGCTCACTCTGGGCCTTGCGGCCCGGTCGCTCTGGTGGGTGTTTAGCTCGGGTTCTGGAACAGGAAGCCCGCCGTGCCGCGCACCAGCGTCGGCTTGCGCTCGAAGGTGGCGCCAAAAATCCAGCTCTTGGTTTCGCGCTGGTAGTACGGCGTTTCGACGATCGGGTGGCCGTCCATCCAGCTCGTGAAGCCGAACGCGGGCTCGCCCAGGCTGAGGCCCGTGCCGGTGGGGCCGATGTTGGGCACATAGGCCAGGATGGCGTTGTTGCCCCACACATCGGCGACCGCGCCGGACTCGTTCGTCCACACCGATTCGGCGACCACGATGCTGGCGACGTTGAGGATCGTCGTTAGCTGGTCGATGGTGGCCGGGCCGAGCATGCTGCTGGGCAGGAACGACTTGACCTGCGGGTTCATGGCCAGCGCGTTGAGCGCCAGCGCGCTGATGACCAGCTGGTTCGGGCGGCGGCCGGTGGCCTTGCGGATCGACTCGGCGGCGTTGCGGACATCGGTCACCGGGGTGCCGGTGCTCGCGCTCCACTTGGTGCCGCCGGCCAGGGCCAGTGCGTTGGCGCCGTAGGCCGCCGGGTCGGTGGCGATGGCTGCGGCCTCGAGCTCGTAGTTGAGGTTGAGGATTTGCAGCGCGGTGTTGACCGCGATCTGGCTGATGGCGATGTTGGCGCCGACGTTCAGGCGGCGCGATTCGTCGGCCTCCTGGATCAGCTCGCGCGGGATCGGCACGTCGATGGCGTGCTGGTCGATCGTGTAGGTCTGGCCCTGCCAGCTGATGCGCGCCTGCTTGGTGGCGGCGCCGGGGGCGCGGCGGGTGTTGTAGACGCGGGTGGCCTCGTCGCCCAGCGTGGCGAGCTGGAAGCCGCGCAGCGCGGTGGGCAGGCGCGGGAACAGCGTCTGCGCGGCCATGGCGGTGGCCTGCGCCACGCCGGCCAGCATGAGGCTGGCCAGCACAGGGTTGGCAAAGCGGACTTGATCAGGGGTCATGGTGGTGTTGTCCTGGTTCGGTTGGTGGGGCGGGAGCGCTTCAGGCGCTGAAGTTCACGACCTTGTCGAGCGCCTCGGCGTAGCTCACGCTGGGGTGCTTGGCCTGGTAGGCGAGCGTGGCCTTGTGCACGTCGTCGTCGGTCTTGCCGCGCGCGTCGAAGCCGGCATCGGCGCTGCCTGCGGCCATCTCGCCGAAGCTCACGGCGGCGGTGCGGCTGCTCATGTGGCCCTGCAGCCAGGCGCACATCTGCATGGCGGTGACTTGCGTGGTGGTGCCGCCTTCGCTGAACGACACCGGTTGCTCGGCAGCGGCCAGCGTTTCGAGCGTGGCGATGGCGGTGGCCTTGTCCTTGGGCAGCAGGCGGCCGGCTTTCACCTCGGCCTCGGCAAAGCTCACGAAACCGGCGCGGCGATCGGCCGCGGCTTTCTCGGCGAAGCTGGCGGCCTCGGCCTTGGCGGCGGCGGCCTCGTCGGTGGCCGCTTTCAAATCGGCTTGCGCCTTGGTCAGCGCGGCCTGATTGGCCTCGTTGGCGGCGCGCAGGCGCTCCAGCTCGGCCTTGTCTGCATCACTCATGGGTTGCTCCTGTAGTTGAGTGGGTGTGTGGGCCGGCGCGGGCGCGTCGGCGGTTTCGGAAAAGCTGACGGCTTCGCCGCTGTCGGCAAAGCTCATGTCCTTCAGGCCCGCGACGGCGGGCGGCTGCGCGCCCAGGAAGGCGACATGCCGCAGGTACCACTTGCCGGGCGTCGGGTTGTGCGGCGCGCTGGGCGGGTAGAAGCTGGCGCTGCGCTTCTTGAAGCGGCCCTGCTTGACCATCTCGGCAAACTGCGGGTCGACCTGGTGCGGATCGATGGCCAGGTTGCCGGCCTCGTTGATGTAGACGCGGTTCACCCAGCCGTAGGCCGGCAGGTTGTCCTTGGGGTGACCCACCGTCAGCGGCGCTTCGCGCAGCGCGGCGTTGTAGGTGGCGGCCATCTCCTCGAGCTGGGCGCGGGTGAAGCTGTGCGTGTTGCCCGCGTCGTCGCGGTGCGTGCCGGCGCGGAAGATTTCGATGCCGGCGGGCAGCGCGGCCCCGGCGGAATCAGCGGCGGGTGCGGCTGCTGCAGGTGCTGCGTAAGGGGTTTGCGATGCCATGGCGGGCATCGTCGCGCGATGGGCTGCTCAGCCCGAACGAAAGCAATTTAGAAAAATCAGGCCAGATCGAGCCTGCCCTGGCGGCGCGCCAGTTCCTCGCGGCGGATGGCGTCGATGATCTGGCGGGCGCGCACTTCGGTGATGCCGTGCTTGTGCGCCATGGCCTTGTAGTCGCCGCGAAACTCGTCCCACATCGCGCGGTCGCGCTCGGTCAGCGCGAAGGCCTGGTTCTTGGCCAGGTACAGGTTGAAGCCGCCCATCTTGTCGGACACGTGGCGCAGCTGGTCGACCGCCTGCTGCGCCCACCGGCCCAGCTGGTCGAGCCAGTCGCCTGCCGGCTCGGCGCTGCCGGCGCGCGCGTCGGTCAGCACCAGCGCCTCAAACATGCACAGCGCCAGCTCGCGCGAACTGTCGGCCACGCGCGTGGGCAGCATGGCTTCCAGCACGGCGGCTTCGGCGGCGGACATGTGGCGCACAGCAGACATCAGCGGACCTCTGCCCCGCGTTTTTGCCACAGCTTGAGCGCCTCGATCACGGCATCGAGCTGCGCGGCATTGCACCAGCGCAGGCTGGCGACGCCGGTCTGGCGGCTGACGAAGCCATCCAGCGCCTGGGCGCTCTTGTGGTGCACCAGGCCACGGCGGGCCATGTCGAGCCAGATGGCCCACACTTTGCGCTCGCGCGGGCTGGCAGCCTTGTAGCTGGCGTCGAAGCCGGCGCGCCGCCGGGCGCTGGCCACGCCCATGCGCTCGGCCAGCTTCTGAAGGTGGTCGCGCACTTGCCGCTGCTGGGCCGGGCTGCAGTCCTTGCTGCTGGTGTGGCCGGTGAGCTGGCGCAGCAGCGCGCGGTAGTCTTCGTCGGTCAGCTGCAGCTTGCCCTTGAGGGTGTGAATGACCTTGATCTGACTGGCGCTCACGAACGCACCTCCAGCGGAATGCGCTGTGCGGGCAGCTCCAGCGTTTGCGCGAGCAACCCGCCGTCGGGCGAGCGTGCCACGGCGACCAATTCCCCCACGCGCTGCGCAAGGCCGACACCGCCCCAGTCGCACCCAGCGTGCGCCACGACGCCACCAGCGCGCACCCGACGAAGAAACCAAGACGACGCTATGCGTCCTGTGCGACCCTTGTATTCACTCCATTTGCGCAGAATGCGCCGAGGATCTTCAGGCCAATAGCCAGCGCGCAGCTGGTGGACGGTTCCAACGGACAGCCCCAGCGCATGCGCGGCGTCGCGCACCGATCCGGCGCAGGCAAATTCCAGCAATTCGGGCGGAGCGGTTTTTAGGCCGCTGGCGCGGTTTGAACCATTCGCCGCCACCGACGTACCGGCCAACCGATTTGGACCCCCGGATGGGCCGTCAAAATCGTTCATTGCGCCATTCGCGGACACACCGGATGCTGCGGAGCACATTGCGGTCATCTGTTGCCCCTCGAACCGGCGTGGCCGATGTGCCAGCCGCTGCAGTGCGGGCAGCGGTAGGCATTCATGAAGCCCAGACCGCCACCGTAGGCCTTGGCGAGCTTCCAGATGGCCTTGCGGGCCTGGACTTCGTCGGCGTGGCGAACCTTGCGGCCGCATTGGTTGCGGCGGATGCGGCGTTTGCTGCTCATGACACCTCCCAAGGCAGGATGACGGGCGGCTCGACCGGCAACCAATCCCAGCGGATCACCCAGCCATCAAACTCGATGGCGCCGTGGTATCCGAGGAACCAGCGGTGCATGGCCACGGTGCCCTTGAACCCATCGGCTGCCGCCAGGTCGGCCAGGCCAACCCCGCCGAGGCGATCAGCACCAAGAATCACGTCGCCGAAACCTGAATCGCGCACGCTCATGCGCAAGACATCCACCTGGGCGATGCGCCAGGTGCCCAGCTTGTGGGTGCTGCGCGTGCGCAGGCCGGTATAGCAGTGCGCCCACTCGCCAGGAGCCGGACGGCGCCGACTGCCACTGGCACGGATCGTCTGCCGCTTTGTGCCATCGAGCACCGGGCGTGCAAACTGACGTTGGAAGTTGAGGAGCATGTCAGAGCACCTCACCCACGCACTTGGCGTCGTCGGCCAGATCGGCCGCGCCCGATTGGACGTTATCGGCCAACTCCTCCAGGCGGTTGACGCAGAACTGATCCAGGTCTTCCCACTGCGTTGACATCTCAAGCAGCTGCTTGCGCATGGTGCGCAGGCGACGCACGTGGCGCGCCGCCAGTTGGCGTTTGGTGGGCGCGTTCATGGCTCCGCCTTTCGCGGCACGGCAGCAATGCCGGCCAGTTGGTGTTCGGGGCAGACACCGCCCGGCGACACGATGAAGCCGCCGCGTCCGCAGTGCAGCAGGTTGTCGGTGGCGTTGAACGGCGAGCGATCAGCCTTGCAGTGACGGCAGTTGCGGCAGCCGTTGCGTTCGGAGGGTGGTCGATAGCCTTGCGCCGCACGGCGCTGGTCGAAGCGGCCTTTGGACATGGTCACTCCGGGCTGACGCCGTTGAGGTGGTTGATGGCGGCCATGCAGCAGCCGGCGCTCCAGCGCCAGTGCTGGGCACGCTTTTCGAATTCGGCGGCGGTGGTGTGGCTGTTGACGCGGCGCTGGCGCTGTGCGCCCAGTTCCAGCTCGGCGGCGAACGCCAGGTTGTTGGCCACGGACTCTTCCAGCGGCGGGATCAGGGCTTCGCGCCTCATACGGTCACCTCGGCGTTCTCGTCCTTGGTCACGTCCTTGATGACGGCGTTGACGGCTTTTTCGATTTCGCTGTCGACGGACTTGATCAGCACTTCGTCGGTGTCGGCGGCCACCGTGACGCCCAGGCGCTTGAGCAGCTTGCCGTCGAGTTTTTCGAGGGCCTTGGCTACCGGCTTCTCGGTGCGGGCGATCAACATCTCGCGCTGGTCGTCGCTCAGCTCGCCCGCGTCGGCCAGCTTGTGGATGCGCTCGCACAGCTGCGTGTCGCTGGGCCAGCTCATGCGTCCACGCGCTTTCTGCAGGCCATATTTCAGGCCGGCCACGACGTGGGTGCGTGGCCGCTCGAACAGCGCCGGGTTGTGGGCGATCAGCTCTTTCAGCTTGTTGTGGCGGGCGGCCACTTCGCGCGCGGCGCGGCGGATGTCGGCAATGCTGCCTTGGCGGACGGTATCGAGCTCGACCGTCATCACGCGCAGCAACTCGGCCAGGGTTTCGCGCGCCTGGCTGAGCAGCTCGGCGCGCTGCTGGATGTCGGCTTGGGTGATGGGCATGGCGGTTCTCCAGTTTCAGGGGTTGCGGGCAGGAAAGGCGGTGCGGCTGGGGCACGCCATAAAGTCCATCGCGCCGGGGCGCACGGGCGTGGCGGCTTGCGCTACCCAGGGCGTGCGGTAGTCGGTGCGGTAGGTGGGCGGCGTGGGCGCCGCATCGGGGCGCGCGGCCGGACGGCGGCGTGCGTGCGTGCGATGCGACAGGCCCGGATGCAGCGGCAGGCGATCGCTGCGCAGCACGTGCGGCACGGCGTCTTCGGTGATGGCCCAGGCGGCGGCGTTGCTGCGCCAGGCGGTGGTGTCGCGCACGCGGATCACCCAGCCCCGCTCGACCAGCACTTCCAGCACCCGGCGCAGCGCCGCTGGCGACAGCGGGCGCGCGCGGTAGGCGCTGATGAGGTGGTCGATCGACGCGCGCTGCGCGGCGTGCACCAGGCGCACGATGGCCTCGTAGTGTTCGGGCATTAACCGGTTCACAGTTGCACCCCCGCCAAGGTGAGCGCGGCCAGCAGCACCAGCACCCAACCGACGGCATGCCGCCACGGGTGGGCCGCGTGGTACGGGCCTTCGACCGGGTTGCGCCAGCTGGCGGTGCGGAAGGCCTCGCCCTCGGTGCGCGGGTAGCGGCGCGTGGTGTCGTTGACGGCGGCGATCATGCGGCCATCCTCCGCGCGCTGATGCCGCAGGCCTGCGGGTAGCGGCACATCGCGTCCACGATGGCGTCGCAGCTGCTGCGCGAGCCGCGCACTTCGAAGTGCGCTTGGCCCAGGCAAACGATCTTGACCAGGTAGAGCTTCATGGCGCGCCTCCATCAGCAGTGGGTGACCACGGCCGCGTCGACCTTGGGGTAGCCCTCGGCAGCGGCGGCATTCATGGCGCGGGCGACCAGGTTGTGCACGGCCAGCGGGTAGCAGGTGCTGACGGCGCCTTCGACTCCCTTGGGTCCGACCTTCGCGCCCCTTGGGACGCGGATCAGCCGTGCGCGCAGCGCGTTGAAGGCGTCGGGCTCGAACACGTCCTCGGGCTTGAGGTCGAAGCGCGCGAACTTGTGCGCGATGTAGCCTTCCAGGTCGTTGTCCAGCGGCGGCAGGTCGATCACCTCGCAGCGCTGCATGACTTCGCGCACCTCGGGGTTCTGGCTGTGCAACACGTTGCGCAGCTCGGGCTGGGCGATCAGCGCCACGCCGATGACGCGCTGCATGCCGTCTTTCAGCTCCAAGAAGCGCTTGAGGTGCTTGAGCGTGGCCAGCGGCAGGCAGTGCGCCTCTTCGATCACCAGCAGGTGCCGGCGCCCGGCGCGGCGGCTGTCGCGCAGCAGCTGGTGCAGCTGGGCAAAGCGGGTTTGCGGGCTGCTCTTGATCTTGAGCTGCGGGTCGAGCGCGTAGGCAATGGCCTCGGCAATGTGCGTGCTGCGCAGGGTCTTGCCCTTGGCGTCGGTGGCTTCCATGGCCAGCACGTAGGGCTTGATGACGACGATGTTCTTGCCTTCATCGATCAGGCGTTGCTCCAGCTCTTCGACCAGCGTGGTCTTGCCGGCACCGCTTTCGCCCACCAGGGCGACGAAGCCGTGGTTGGCGGCTGCGTCCAGCAACTGGGCGCGGGCGTAGCGGACGGCGGGCGACTGGTACACGTCGTCGCGGCTTTGCACATCGTCCACGAACGGGCTGCGCGGCAGGCCGTAGTGCTTGAGCGCTTGCGGCGTGATGGGTGTGTTTTGCAGTAGCATTGGCTCTTCCTCTTCGGTTGGGTTTTGGTTGACTTCGGCTGGGGTGGATGCGGCCTCGGGCGTTAGCGCGCTCGGGGCCATTTCTTTGGCGTCATCGGCTGCGGCGAGCGAGACTTCGCGCAGCTCGGTGGTGGTGGCGCCGGCATTGCGCAGCGCGTCGATCACGCTGGCGCGCACGGCGGCGGTGCGGCGCTTGGGCCATTCGCCCTTGCTGACGATGGCGTTGATGGCCGCCAGGCTCTGGCCGCTTTCGCGTGCCAGGTCGCGCTGAGACAACGCGATGCGGCCGAGGGTGTTGGCGAGGGTCATTGCGGCGCCACCAAGTGCACCGCCGTGTCGTTCTCGACATGTTCTGCCGTGAGACGCATGATCTGGGCTACGCCCTCACTCTCGTTGCACACCTTGGCGATGGTTGCGGCGGCGACCATCAGACCGACGACTGCATCGCGCGGCTTCTCCTCGACCAGCTGCTCGAGCAATCTCTGCGAGATTTGTTCGTGTGTGCTTTGCGTCACCATGGTGCACATCTCCTTCACTCATTCGCCGCAACCACCCGCAGGCCGGCGCGGACGGTCAGGCGGTGCTGCAGGTTGTCCAGCTGGTCTTCCGGCACGCCGTCGGGGTGCCAGGCGCGCAGCTGGGTGACGCGCTCTGCATTCATGGTCACGCCGCGTGTATTCAGCTCGCGGGTGGCTTCGAAGTGGGTCAGCACGCGGGCCGGTGCAGCCGGTGCATCGGCGCCCGCGCGCGTGGCGCTGGGAACCAGGTCAGTACCGCGCTTGGGCAGGTAGGTGCGCTCGGGCGCCTGGTCGATGCGCAGCGCAGGGTCGATGCTGCCGCCGAAGGGCGCGGCCTTGGCCTTGCGCGCGGCATCGGCCTGCTCGTCGGTCTCGGCGCCGTAGGCGTGGCGGCGCAGTTCCTTGCGGTGCGTCTCGGCCAGCGTGTCGGCGGGGCGCGCCCACTGCTCGCCGATGGTGTTGGCATCGGCGCGGAAGTTGCCGGCGCCTTCGCGCACCACCAGCGGCGCGTCAATCAGCAGCTCGTGGCCGTCGGCGTCCTTCGTGACGATGGTGCAGGCGTCTTGCTGGTAGATGCCGTAGGTGACCTGCAGCGCCTCGCCCACCATCACGCCCGGCACGTTGCGCACGTCGTACTCTTGCCCGTCGAACTTGACGGTGAGGGTGATGCCGACCTTGCGCGTTTCGGGCGTGTGGGTGAGCAGCTTTTGGCACACATCGGCCGGCGGGGCGATGCGCAGCTGTTCGGCGCTGATGGTGAGCCAGCAGTCGGTGCGGGTCTTGCCGTGGCGGCTGTGTACGCGGTTGGCGTTGTACCAGCCGGCCCAGCGCGCGCCAGCGGCGTTGAGCGCGTCCAGGTCGGCCACGGGGCGGAAGCGCAGGCCGCTCTCAAAACTGCGCTCGATGATGTCGCGGGCTTTTTCGACCTGGCCGGTGGCGCGGGCGTTGCCCGGCATGTGGGCGATCAGCTCGACGCCCAGGCGGCGCGCCAGGTTGCCGAACAGCCCCGACGTGTTGGCGCTGCCCATATCCATCATCAGAATGCGCGGCACGCCGTGGAAGGGCTCGCCCGCGCGCTGGCTGATGGCGGTGATGAAGCTGTCGGCCAGGTTCTTGCCGCTCTCGGCGCCCATGACGTAGTGCACGCCGATGGCGCCGCTGTAGTGGTCTGTCCACTCGTATGACCACACGCGGTCGGCTTCGATGCGCTTGAGGTTGGTGGGCTTGTTTTTGTAGAAGCGCTCGCGCTCCATCACCTGCAGGCCGGCCTCTTTTTCAGCGCGGGCCGACAGGTAGTACAGCACGCACAGGCTGGCGTCGATCTGCCAGACATGGTTGGGGTGCAGGCTACGCAGTTCGGTGGCGGGCGCGGGGCGGTTGATCTGGTCGGGGTGCAGGCGGTAAGTGCGCAGCGCGGCGGCCACGGCAGCGGCAGACAGGGGCAACAGCTCACCGGTGGCGGGGTCGATGCGCTGGGCCTTGACCTCGCCGTTGGCGCGCAGGATTTCCAGCGCCTCGCCCATGCTCATGAGGCGCTTGCCGGTCTTGCGGTGGCTTTCCATCAAGAACGCGCTGATCGTCAACGCCTCTTGGCGCGTCAGGGCCACGGCGCCGGCATCGGCGCGCTGCTTGCGCACGGGTGCCACGCGCACGTCTTTCAGCCAGCGGTGCAGCGTGGGCAGGCTGCAGCCCAGCTCGGCGCAGGCGGCGGCGTACACGCCGGCCTTGCCACCACGCGGGGCGGTGGCGGCGGCTTGGCTGACGTGGAGCAGGCGCTGCATGACGGCGGGGCTGGGCGGCATGATGGAGATGCGGGCGGATGGCGGGCGGCGGCGGCTGGGGCGCGCGGCCCGTCAGTTCGCCCACTGGGCCGTTTCGGCCATCAGCTTCAGGTCGGCGGCATTGCTGACGTCGGGCAGGTCGAACTGCTCGCGCAGCGCGGCCAGCTCGGCCGCAAGGTGGCCCACCAGGCCGGACATGAAGACCGTCTGCGCACCAGCTTCTGGCGGCACGTCGGCCAGCGTGATCAGCGCCTGGCGCAGCCCACCGCGAATGGCGCCCAGCGCATCGTTCATGATGGCCGTGGCTTCTTGCTGCACTTTCAGTAGCTGCTCGGGCAGTGGCAGTTTGGCGATCAGCTTCTTTTCGCGCTCCAGTTTGTCGATACGCTGGTTCTTCTTGGCCAGCACTTCATTGGTGGCGCCGGCCTCGGCCTTGGCTTCGCGCAGGGCGGTGCGCAGCTCGCTGGCGGACATGCGGTCGATGTTGTCGATGTCCTTCAGGGCTTCGAGGTCGTCATCGTCGTGGGTGACCAGCTCGAGGAAGGCGCTGGCGGATTTCACTTGACCGCTCAAAACGGCCAAATTGGCCGATTTGGAAGTCTTGGCGGCTGCCTGCATGAAGCGGCGCGCAGTGCGCTCGGCGAAGCCCAGCAGCTCACATCGACTGATGAATTCGCCGTGCGGCGTCAGCTCTTTCAGCAGCAGCAGGCGCGTGCCGCACTCCAGCAGCGCCTCGACGCTGCGGCGCTGGTAGAAGCGGATTTCGTCCTCAAGCGTGCCGACGGTGACCGGGCCTTCGTAGTTGAGCTGCAGGGCGAGCGCGCGAGCGCTTTCGCTTGCCTGGTGCTCGGCGCGCTGGCCGGCGATCATGTCTTGCGCGATGGCGGGCAGCACTTCGCCGCCGTCGGCGGGTTCTGCTTTGTTGCGGGGCTTGTTGGCCAAGATGACTCCTGTGGGTTGGGTTGTGGTTGAAAGGGGCGGCTCACTGGCCCGTGAGGGCACGGTGGCGGTCGGTGAGGCGCTGCTGCGCGCGATCCAGATCGGCCAGGACGCGGAAGGTCAGGCGCGTGAAGGCGGGCTGCGGGAAGAAGCGGCCGGAGTCTTCGTCCTTGCGCGCCCAGCCTTTTTCGATGAGCTGCGCCACGGCGCGAGTGATGTTGGGCGCGCTGGTGTTGGCGGCCTTGGCCAGCTCGCCGTTGCTGGCGCCGGTGGCGGCGTAGCCGCAGAGGGCTTCGAGCACGTCCAATGTCCTGAGCGTCAGGTTGCGGTCGTCGGCGCTCATGCGGGCGCCCCGGCGGTGACGGGCACGAACTCGGTGACCTCGACGCCTGGCATGCCGCAGTGGCGCGGATGCTCGGCGGCGTCGGCCTGGGCGAGCAGGCGGCGGGCCAGATCGCGGGCTTCGTCGGCACCCATGACGAAGTCGGTGTTGTGCCCCAGGTGCGTGCCCTGGACGATGACGCAGCCGCGACGCGTGGCAACGCTGAGGGTGGGGTCAAAGATGCTCATGGCGCGAAGTCCAGTTCGGGCTCGGAAAAGCCGCTGACGTTGAAGTGGTGGTGGGCCACGCTCTCTAGGTGAGCGCGCAGGGCTTCGAGCACGGGCGCCGCAGGCTGGGCGCCGTTGCTTTTGTAGAAGTCGGACAGCAACTGCACGGCCTGCTGAAAGCCGGTGCCGAGCTGCACCAGGTCGGCGGCGTGCGCGGCTTTGCCGACGGGCATGTCGACCAGCAGGCGGTGCTCATGCGCGGCCTGCCAGCGCGTGACCAGGTTGATGCCGCACACCGCCTGGTAGGTGGGCACCAGCACCAGCGGGAAGCGACCAGACTCGATCCACTTGTAGAGCGCCCAGTGGTCGTTGAGGCCCATGTCGGCGGCGATGCGCTCGACGCTCAGGTTGCGCGCTTCGCGGGCGTGCTCTTTGCATTTTTCGAGCGCGTCGCGGCAGCCGGTGGGTTGGTAGCGCTTCCAGTAGGCGCGGCGGCTTGGAGACAGGCGGCCAGTCATGCGCGACCGCCTTCCAAACAAATGCCGGCGCTGGGGCTGGTGGCGGCGCGGCGCGCGGCCAACAATGCAGGCATCGAAGTCAACCCGGAGCGATTCATGACCGACCCCGATCTGCCGCAAGCCATGCAGCTAGTGCTAGACCAGATGCAAGAACAACAAGCCGCGCGCAACGCTGCGCAAGCAGCGGCCTATGTGGCGATGGCGCGGCACCTGGCTGTGCGAGGCCATGCCGAACTTGCGGTGCTGGCGCGCGAGCTGGAGACGCTGAGCCAGGCGCAGGCCGACGAAGACTGGCAAGCGCTTCTGCAAGGCCTGGCTGGCGGGCTGCGCCTGCTGCGCGTGCCCGGATGAAGCCGGCCAGTTGCAGGGCTTCGGCGGCCTGCAAACACTGGTTGCCGGTTCCGATGTCGAGCGCGTTGTGCGCCGGTGTAGGATGCCGAGCAGTCATCACGCCAGCTCCGGATCGGCCTTGAGGCCGAGCTTGACGGCGATCTCGTGCGACTGCCCGTAGTGGCCTTTTTCGTAGCCGTTGAGCAGACGAATGACCTTTTGCGGGCTGTAGCCGTTTTGGCGCGCCCAGTCTGAGCACGTGACGCCACGGGCGCGCATCTTGGCTTTCACCTGGTCAGGTGTCAGCGGTTGGCGTGTTGGTGACATGTGTTGGATTGATTGGGTTTTGGTGCAACCGATTATGGTGTTCAAACGAGCA